GGCCAAAAAAAGTTTACACCCATTGTTATGGGTAGAGCCTCCTTCTCCCCCGTACTATGAGTATATTCAAAAGTCATATCCATATCGGGAGACATACTCTTTACATATTCTCTTAGTGCTTTACTATCTCTAGCTAACATTCCATTAATATACTTATTAATTGTAGATATATCAGAATTACCATCTATTGATTTAATCATATATCTCAATCTAGTAGTAATTTCAAAAGAACCATCCTTATTTAATTTTTCAAGAGCTTGGATATCTTTTTCTACTGCCAATTCATCACCATGTGTCAATAACTTAAAAGTTAATTTATTTTTTCCCAATGGAGTAGTGAATTCAAACTCATTTTTGTTTTTAAATAAAGAAAAATCTACTTCTTTTGTTTGAACTTTTGATAAATCAACTACAGTTTGAATTGTATCACCTGTTACACTTGAATAAAATTTCATTGAATACTCAGGTCCATATCCTAACAATCTTGTTGCCAAAATAATAGCGTTCTTGTCACCAATTACAATATCTTTAGCATCGATTTTATCCACAATGATAGATTCAAACAACTTATCCAATACAATACCTTTTTTGATAAGGTTTTGGCTGGATAGGATATCTTCCTCTTTTGCAGTCATATACTTTATTGTAATTCTACCGGATGCCAATGGATGATCTTTTGGATAAACCAATCCTTTTGATGGCAAATCCAACACTTCGGTTGGAAAATCGTATGTTTGTTCTGTCATAACTTGTATGTATTTGTTTATATATAAATATATGTTTTTAAAAAAATTAGAAATAAAAAAACCCCCACCATTTCTGGTGAGGGTTGTCCTTCGGTAGCATCCGTAAGGAATATTTTTAGAACTCTAAAATTGCGTAATCGTAAGATAAAGTTAATTCAACAGTTGCAGGTTCGTTAGAATCAAATGAAAGGTCACCAAAATTTGCAGAGTTAATAAATGCTCCTTTGATTGTCCATTGTTCGATTTTATCTCCAACAGGCCCTAACATATAGAAAGTGATATCTTTCTTATAGAAGTCAGCGTATCCTCTTCTACCAGTAATAGATTCGTGTCCTAAACGAACCCACTCCATTACTGATTGTGCTCCTGATGGAACAATCGGGTCATACAATGTAATTGTTATATCTTGCCAATCACCTTTACCTTGTAATTTTCTTTTGATGTTGATGTGGTCTAACACAATTGTTTCAAAAGTTATTGAAGGTCTAGCTGCTGATTTTACTAAGTAAGAAGGGATACCGTCAATTTCCATAACGTATCTATTCTTCATCTTCGGTTCGAAGTTCGTATAGAACATCTTATCAAACTCTAATACTTCTGCCATTTTATTTCTTTATCTGTTTTATTAATAATAAATATACACTAATTATTTTTTCGTTATCTTATGCGCTGAATGTTGCTCCAGTTGGTAAGATGTTGAAATCAATAACTATAAATTCAGCTGTCTTTGTTGGTTGTAAGAAAATCTGTCCAGCCATAATGTTTCTATCGATAACATCAGGTGTGTTATTACTTTCATCCATTACCACATTAAATGCGTAAAGTCCTTGTCTTTGTTGAATTGCTTCAAAATAAGGATTAACAGTGTTTAAGAATCTAGTTCTAGTCTCTGAAGTATTTTGTTCGAATACTAAGAAACGAGATGTAGATGCCACAAACTTCTTAACAGTGATAAGTAATCTTCTTACATTGATTCTATCCAATGCCGATGCTCTATCTTGTAAAGTTTTTTGTCCGTATGCTACAATACCTTGTCCAGGGAATACAGCGATTGGGTTTACTTTTGCTTCGTATAAAGTATCTCTTTCAGAATGTGTTAATCTATTCAATACACTAACTGCTCCCGTAATGCCACCTCTATTTAAACCGGCTGGTGCGAACCATTCTGCTGCCAATCTATCGTTAGCTGCAAATACTGCTGGTAATAAAGTTGATGGAGGAACTGAAGTTAATTTGTTTGTGTTACCATCAATTGTTTTAACCCAAGGATAGTAAGTTCCAACATAGTTTGAATCTACTAAAGATGCTTCATCGGTTGCTTGTGTGATTGTATCACCTGCTCCGTTGAAATCAGCGATGTAGAATGCATCTTGTCTATTTTCTACCATGTCGATTACTCTATCAGTTACATTAGAGTGTAATCTTCTAATGATACCTGGAGTTACCACCATATTAATATCATATTCATCAGGGTTAGATACTGCTGCGATTGCTTTAGCGTATGCTACCGAACCACTTGCTATTGAAGTTGAACAATCAAGTCCTTGTACGTTAGCTGCTGAAATAGATGTTCCCAATGCTGGCTTAATAATTGGATTTAATCCATCAAAACCTTCTTGGAAACATAATATAATTTGTCTCTTAGCCATATCAATAGCTGCTGAGCCCGTTGGAACATAATTAAATGGAGAATTGTGGAATGAGAAGTTATTTGAAGTTCTTCCAGTTATACCAGTAGGTATTGGTTTTAAGAACTGAGTCATATCTATTTTATATGCTGCTGATTCGATATCCAATCCACTAAATCTAATGGTTGAAGATGTTGTATTATCTTTTGAACCGGTTGAATATTGAACACCTGGTAATAAATTTCCGTTTTGTCCATCATCAATTGGTGAATAATATGCAGAGTGTCCAAATGGCATTGCTGATATTGGATATGTACCTTGCTCTTTTACTTCAACTCTAATATATTTTGATTTGTTTGAGTAATCACCATTTTCAGTAATTTTACCATCAGAATCAATAGTTACATTTCTATCACCAATTACTCTAGCTATAAAGTTAGGAGAAGCGGGGTCTAAGTTTACATTGTTAAATGTTTCTAATACTACTTTTCTTCTATCAGTGTCAGAAAATGCTCTTACAGTTACACTAAATACAGAATAATCAGTTGAACCATCTTCACCAGCTGCTTTAACTCCAGAAATACCAATTTTGTATTTTGTGTTATAGATTGTCCCATCACCAATTGTGTGGAAACGGAATAAATCGCTTGATGGGTCTTGTGCGCTTCCCGTTTGAGATTGAACCCAAGGAGTTGAAGCGTATGTAATATCTTGTCTGAAATCTTGTGTTGGGATAGTAACTCTTTGGATACCATAATCAGCACCACTTAATGTTGCTGCATAATTTTCAAAATATACATAAGTATATGGTGCTTTAGTTCCAAATGGTGATTCACCAAATACATCACTAACATCATTAGTTGATGAAGGTAATAAATTTAGTGTATAAGAGCTTCCCATTATACCCGCATTGTTTATTACAAAAGATGAACTATCAGATAATTGACTTGCTGAAATAGATCCTGTGAATCCTGTAGGTTGATTGTTAGAACCTGTAGCGAATAATACTGCGAATATTCTACCATCGGAGTTATCACCATCAGCAGAACCTGTAATTCTTAAAGCGAAAGGTTGTGGTTGTTGATAACCACCGATACCACCAACTCTTACGATGGTAGCCGTTCCAGCTTCTCTTAAATAGTTTTGAACTGCATATTCTGTGTAATATGTTCCATCGGGTGTTCCGAAGATATCTTCGAATTCTGATTGGGTTCTTACGATTGTTGGAATAAATGCCGGTCCTTGCTTAAAAGGTCCAATAAATGCTGCTCCAATTTCACCAACTCCTTGCGCTAAGAAGGATAGGTCATTTTCTCTTGTAAAAACACCAGGTGATACGATTCTTTCTGCCATTGTTATTTATATATTTGTTATTATATTTTAATTCCGTGTACTTCCAAACAAAATACACATATAAATATAAGGGAAATCCCCAAAACACAATTTTTTTTTAAAATATCGTATTAGGAATCTATTACTATTATCTAATGTATTATATTCTTCTTATTCGGTTGTTTCTTCTTCAGTTGGGGCTACTTCCCAAGGTAATCCATATACAAAGTTAGTAGCGTAATCCTTTTGAATATCTATGTTATAAGTTAATCCACTTACTATACCAGATACTTCCTCATTTCCTAATTTATTTTTAACCCACTCAACCAATTGAGGTGCAGTTAGGTTTGAAAATTGTGTAAACTCAGGCGCATTGGTATCAACTGTGCTTAAATCATCACAAATAGTTACAACATCTTGAGCTGCGGCGGTAAACATACCATCCACAACCTCACACTTCCAATACACTTTTGTAACGATACCGTTTACAATGTGTCTTTCCAATTGTCTGATTGTCCAATTTGTTTGAGCCATAATATCTTATTTGTATGTATAAATATTTAATTTATTTGTAAACAATATAATTACCCAATACCAACACATCCATTTCCGTATCATAGAAGGTTTGTAAGGCATCTTCCGGCGTTAAAACCATAGTTTTATCCTTTACATTGAATGATGTGTTTAATAAAATTGGATATCCACTCAATTTCTCATATTTCCTCAATAACCTGTATATTCGGTTGTTTGAAGTGGTAAATATAGTTTGAATTCGAGCAGTTCCATCCACATGAGTTACTGCTCCTAACTTTTCCTGATATTCAGTTCTGACTTTAACCACCTGATTCATATATGGAACATCTCCATCCGTTTCAAAATACTTATCTTGCACATCTTGCAATACCATAGGTGCAAATGGTCTAAATCCTTCTCTTTTTTTGATTACCTTATTAATCTTATCTTTCATTTCAGCCTTTAAAGGTGATGCAAGGATTGAACGATTACCCAAAGCCCTAGCTCCAAACTCAATACTTCCATAAAACCAACCAATTACCTTTTCATTATGTAATTCTTCAGCAACTTTGGTTAATAACTCCTCATCGTTACTATATTTTACAATTTTAGATGGATCTATCGTTTCCACAACCCTACCATATCCATATTCCGGCCCCAAAAATGGGTTTCTTGTAATTCTACCTTTAAATTCGGTATCATTTAACACACTATAATGAACACAAGCACCAATAGCAGAACCGGCATCGGATGGTGCGGATGGTATCCATAGTTTTTTATACTTTGTATTACGGAATACCTTACCATTAGCAGTTCCATTATATGCACATCCACCACTCAAACATAAATTAGGGTTACCATTCGTATTTATACTATTTAGAATTGCAAATAAAACATCTTCATATACTTGCTGAACTGCAAATGCCAAATCTTCATGTTCCGCTGTAATTGGTTCTTTTGAATCTCTTGGTAAGATTCCTAAACATTCAACCAATTTGTGATTAAACATTAATTTATCATCTCTATCCCAACAAAACTTCTCCATATCACAATTTAATCTTCCAGCTCCAAATTTAATAAGTTGTCCTACTAATTTAGTATATTTACTCTTAGAACCATACGATGCTAACCCCATAACCTTATATTCTCCCTCATTTGGTTTAAATCCTAAGTAAGATGTCATAGCTGAATAAAACAACCCCAATGAATGTGGATATTGAGCTACACTTTTATATTTTATTGATTTTTCTTTATGAGAACCATATGATATTGTATCAATTTCACCAACTCCATCTACAGATACCACATCAGATTCTAAAAAATCAGAAGTAAATGCTGAATAATAAAGATGCGATTTATGATGCTCTGAATAAAATATAGTATCGGATATTGATTTCAGTAACTTATGTATTTTAATTCTATTTAAAGTTATTTCAACTAAAGATTTAGTTACATGAATTGGTGCTTTAAAGAAATTTGTTTTAAAATTATCCCAAACTCTTTTAAATTTTAATTTTGGTTCTTCGTAATAGCAAACCGCACTTATATCCTCTTTACTAATTTTATATTTCTTAAAAATGTAATCTATTGTATTTTGCGGAAATGAACTATCATGTTTTATTCCTGTAAATCTTTCTTCTTCACACGCAAACATTAACTTGCTATTTTTGAATAGACATGCTGATGAATCGTGGTAAAATGCCGATATACCTATTATGTATTTATCGTTTTTCATTTTCTAATTCTTTTATTAAAAAGTGGCCCCATTCTTTATGTGCCTCTTTTGATGGATGATTGCGTGGTAAAAATCCCTCACCCATAAATTTTATGTGTTCATACATTGTTCCAAATGTAAATTCATCGGGCAATTGTGACCATAATGAATTTAAATCTAATTGAAAATGTGGTTTACCATAATTATCTATTAAATCCGTTGGTTCTTTTGGAAGTTTATATTCGTAAAAACTATTAAAGAAATAATATGATATATTATGTTTTTCCAAAAATGCAGATAACGAAATAATATGATTAAATGTTCTGATATACGATGGTATATCCGAAGTTTGGTTTAAAACAAATTGATCTTCAGTTGTCCTATTTGTATCCGGCTCACCCCATTTATCATATCCCACCCACAATCTTTCCTGTTGGTATTTATTACCATCCCACCATTCAAATCGAGTAGGTGCAGTCCAACCTATTACTACTATAAGATTTGATGCATTAATCCAACCATTATCTTCACTCCAAACAACTCTATTACTTAACCAATGGGAAACATCTCTCATTGTTTGTCTATAAATATAATCATTAGAAACACCAGCCGATGCATTATTACAATCCATTGCATTTAAATTATTAGCAACATGGTGTGAGAATCTTTCCGTTTTTTTATCTTCTAACTCAGCTCCCCATACTACCGAATCTCCGTGACTATATAACGCTAACATCTTTTAATAATTTTCTTTTAACAATTTCCGAATGAATTAATTCAGCTATAAAGCCATATCCAATTCTGTTTGGATGTGGTCCATCAGAACATTCTCTTACAACTTTGTGGTCATCTTCCCAAAGTGCATATGGTAACGATGGATCTATTTCATCTTTTCTATCTAATAGATATTCTGATAATGTGTAATTTGGTAGTATCCAATTTTCTAATTTTACTTGTTCATAAAATGAAACTTTTTTACAAAGAATATTTTCAAATGCATTTAAAAATAGATAATCAATATCCAATGATTCTAATAATATTTGTAAATTGCAAACATAGTTCATAGCAATTTCATGTAAAAATTCATAACTAAATCTATTAACTATAAAATCTTTATATAACTTAACTACACCATCTCTCATTTCATCATTTTCTATTTGGTCTATCCAATTTAAATTTAAAACTGCCGATGGTCGAATATGGCATTCGTTTGAATAATTAATAAATCCGTTTGCCTCATAATTAGCAGTATCTAAAAAATTTAATGGTTCTCTTATTATAGATGAAAAACATACAATTACCAAATCTCCTTTTTTAAGATGACCCTCATGTAATCTATGCATTACTTCTCTATAAATTTCAAAATTAGAATATCCAGCTGCTCCAAAATTATTTACTTTATATTTGTTTTTTAAAAGTGTATTTAACTGACCTGGCCATGCATATAATTTTCTTTCGTTATCCCAGTTTAAATCATATCTATCACTCATTGGAATTTGCCCTCTTCCGGGTTCCCACTCAACTCCAACACCCTGTGTCCAACTATCACCAAAACAATGTATTTTCATATCACTTAATTAAATTTAATAATTCTTCTTTAACAAATCTTTCCATCATTTTAGGAGATGGATGTCCCCAACCATTATGTTGTATTTTTAAATATTCTTCGTATGTATTACCATTGGATTCCTGAAATGGGGATTCTCCATTATGATTATCAATTGTCCATTCCAATAAACCATTATAGTTTTTATAATGCCAATGTAATTTACTATCAATTGGTAATTCGTTGATATATGGTTTAAGAATCTCATGCTTATCAAACCATATTGTTTTTGTTGGTATATCCGAATTGTTTTCAGGTGCCCCAAATAAAACTTCTCTGGCTTCATATGAATATGGATTCCTCATACTCATATAATTATGTTGTATTTCATTTTTATCACAAAATAAAACTAAATGAGACCAAGCTTCCAACCAACTAATTGTTTGATTTAGAATATTGTTCCAATTCACTTCCAATTCCCAATATTTTACTGCATTATCAATACCCAACCCATCTAAAGCATCATCAGGCGGTGCGTATCCACCCGTTAAAAAGAATAAACCATTTTCATTCTTCCAATTATTCCAATACATAAGTGTATGAGGTTGTTGAATAATTTTTATAGGATTATCATTTGTAATATATATGGATTGTCTTGTTGGGTCTGACCATTGAATGATTGTATGTATATTTTTTACATCAACTCCCTCTTTAATTAGTTTTTGTATCCAATAAAAGATAATCCTACACATAGAAACATTATCATTAGTAGCCCCACCCAAATTATATACCAATACATCATTACCTAATTCCTTTTGTAAGTAATATGGCCAAGAATATCTATCCTCTGATCCTTGATTGAATGGTGCATCGGGATTAAACCTAACATTTTTTGTAAATGAACAACCCGTGCATAATATATGTTTCATAATTCCTATTTTATTGTTTCCAAAAAGTTTTTACCAAAACTTCTTCTTCTTGCAAAGAATA